GTAGACGTGGTAGAGTAGATTTCAAAAAAGCTATATTTATCAACACTTTTCAATCTCCTAGCTTGGCGCGCGTAGGTTTTTGGTTTTTCAGAAAAAAAATTGATTTGCCTAAATTCTCCCTTATAGTGAGCGTATGAAGATAGTGAATGTTGTTTGGCTGGATACGAATGAGTGTAGTTTGTCCGGCTGGCAAAGCAAAGAAGAACTAATGGAAAGCAAACCTTGCACTGTTTCATCACTGGGATATCTCATTAAAGAAGATAAAGATTGCATTACAATAACTGCAGACAAAGATCATTACGATGATTTATATGGCAGGGCCCAGGTTATACCCAAGGGTGTTGTAATAAAGATTGAAATTTTGGAAGCTATTAAGAATCCTCATCCAGAACTTCTTCGACAGGCTTAACAAGCTTTAGCTCTGTAGGTTTCTTAACCTTTTCTTTTAAAGTTTCGACATCTTCGTGTTCTAATAATAGTTTATTATCCTCGATAATCTCAGATAATCTAGCTTCTAATTCTCTTTCGCTAAGGTCCTCCAGCTTACCATGTTTGATAATCTTTTGTTCGATATACAATCCGGCGGCCTTACCCCTGGCTACTTCTGCATTAATAGCTGCAGACCAGGCACCCTTTTCTCTAGCTTCTTCTCGAAGTCTAGCTAACTCTGTGATGTGAGAGCCATAATCCACTCTGTATTTTTCTTGTAGTTCTGATCTGATTTCATCAATATATTTAACAACCAAAGGAAATCTTCTAGGATTGCGTAGCTCTGAAGCTCTTACATGTGCAGAACCCTCTGCATAGCCAGCTTCAATAGCACACTCTGTTGGAGACTTACGACCTTCGTTTGTCACCAGCAATGTAGCAAATTTCATTTGCTGTTCTGTTAATACTTTTGGTAAACCCATAACCCCTTATAAGAAATATATTTTGTAAAATCAAGTAAATTGTGATATAGTTTTACTAGAAGTGAGGTTTTTAAATATAATATGTTCCTCCTAAAAATATAGTCTATTTCTTTTCCTCACTTCTAACTTGAAAGAAAGGGCATAAATTATAATATGTTAGATATGAAGTTTAAAAACAAAAAGGAAGAAGAAGAATGGAAACAGCAGATACAAGAAGCTATTGACGTTCTACAACAACAACCAGTTCATTTTTTCAGATCGGAGCACATACTACCTATCTTGCAAAAGATGTCACCTGAGCAATTAGAAATATTCGAACACCTTACAGGTATCTACAGACAAACACTTCACTAGAATGTCATCCTATACTACGAAGTCCCTGATGCAGGTCTTAGAAAAGTTTTGTGAAAGTCCTGTTGGTAGTCATGCAAGAGTACAAATGGTGCTACCACAAGGCAGAAATCCTTTGCAACGAGAGTTCAACATTAAAGAAATTAAGTTAGTTGAGAACCAGATTATCGGTGCAAAAGAGAAATATCGTATGCTAATCCTCGTGGAGTAATTACTTTGAAACCAGAGTCAGCCTTCTGGCTAGAAACGAAAGAAAAACTTAACGGATTTTCCCTGATAAGGCTAGAAAGTTGGGCATCTGCTGGCATCCCAGATATACTTGGATATAGTGATAAAAAAGGATTTTTTACCATAGAGTTAAAAGTAACGACTAGTAAAAAAATACGCTTCTCACCCCACCAAATAGCGTTCCATTACAAGCACCCAAAGGATAGCTATATCTTAGTCAAGACCCCCGTTCCACGGTCCATTAAACTTTATCCGGGGTCCGCTATTAAAGAGCTTGTGGATTATGGGCCCACCCACCCGCCAATCGCGGAAGGTTGGGAAGCTTGTGCGCTTGTGCTTGAGGCTTGAGGCTTGAGGCTTGTGGGCTTGAGGCTTGTGGACTCATAGTTTTTCTGATTTTGGAACCAGGAATGAATGATTGTACAAGACTAACAAGTGCGACCCAGTACAACCTCAGTCGCCAGAGTTTAGACACTCCTGGTTCTAGTGACTCCGTCTTACGCGCCCTTATCTCTTCGAGCTTGGTAAAAATACTGGGTTCGAGGCAAATGCCTTCAGCCCAGCTGCGGGTGCCACGTGTGAAATTCGTCCATCTTCGAAAGCTCCAGTGCCGTGCGCGGCGTGTGTGTAGGAGACAATTCTGTTGGGACATTGTAGGACCTGCGGAGTCATAACTAATCATAACAGAAAATCCCATAATAATAAAGTAATCTTTTTGCTTGACATTTTTGCTTGAGCGTTTAGGGCCCACCCACCCTATAAATTTGCTTGTGGACTATGGGCCCACCCGCCCGCCTGTTGCCTGTAGCTTGTGCGCTTGTAGATTTAGTTCTATATTCTTGAAAAAAATTTCGTGGTTCGCTATCTCCGTAGGAGATAGCGAACTGCGTTCTAGTGTTTACCATAAGAAATATTTTGGACCCCTTTATCCCAGCATTGTCTACAATCTTTGCATTGGTTGTCTTGCTGCGGGGCCGGACAACTGGCCTGAGCTGTGACAACAGTGGACGTCCAGGGCCAGCTCTTCGGGGCCGGCCCGTCAACTTTTGTTGCGGATAATCTGATGATCAGATTATCCGGGACGCTTTGCGCGTCGATTGTAGAAAGGATACCAGCCTCACGCGTTGGCAGCCAGTGTCTGACTTTTGGTGTCAACTCGCAAACCTGGAAGATCCGCTGTAAGTGTTCCAGAGATTGGATATCCCCTGAATCATGCCAGCGAAACACGTCTTTCTTGGATGATTGTATTAAATACACCATCCCGAAAACCCATTGTGAATTTGTCATTGCTGCCTGGTACCGGCGTTCCAGCGCATCCTGCACGTTGCGGAACCGGTAACGGCCTTTGAGAGCGTAGCAGCCATGGCAAACAGAGCCCGGAACTTTGGCCAGCTTGGCGCCCACCTTACAGCGGGCCGCTGGTATGTTATAGGAATATCCAGGCATCTTGGAGGGCTTCGATAGCCCTCCGGTGATTTGGTTAGCTTCTTTTTTGTTCATTAATCTAAATTATCCTTTCTACGAAATAATTCTAGCATATTGTGGGAGCGTGTCAAGCTTGTTGCTTGTCGCCTATGG